TTATACATGTTTCTATAGATTTGATACATGTTATGTAATTGTGGATTTGATGTTGCAATCTGCAACTGTGTTTGTGCTAAAGTAATTCTTTGAGACATTGAAAAAATATTAGGATCAGCAACTGGTATTACATCAACTCTATCATCAAAGTCAGCTTGTTTTATATTTCTTGCACCACCAACAACATCGTAAGGATATTCTGGCGGTAAATATTGTGAAACAATTTTACCAAGTAATTTAAATTCTGATTTCATCGCTGCATAACATCTTTTATGTATTGCAGACATAACACGAGAACCACGTTCAAGAAGAGCAATTGTTGTTCCAACAGCTGCACCTTGATTTCCATCGCCCACTTGCATATCAGCAATAGCCGCGAATCTTTGACCAGCTTGTACAACGATACCAAGTAAGTTTAATAAAGTTTGTGATGGTTCTTTGTATGGTAATGGAAAGAAAGCATCTCTTAAATTACCACCCGGTGCATCAACGTCTTTAAATTCACCTGGTTGTATTGGAGCTGCTTCATCTCTAACTCTAACACCTCTTTGTTTAAAACCTGCTGGTAGATTTGATAATGTACCTGCATCTAATAATTGACGGAGAGCCGCCGTTGCCGTACGACTCAATCCGCCAATCATGTGAATAGTTCCTTCTAATAGAAAGAACTTTTCTATTGCCTTCTTCTACAGTTACTATGTAGGGCAATTTTATTCCAGTTGGCTCACCTTCAGGACCAACTTCTTCAAAACCTTCTAGGTCTAAATTAACATGACATTCTAATATAGTATATACAGGTTCATTCTTACCTGTTTTTTTTGTACCATCTAACTCACGTTCTTTTTTTGCAAGTTCATTATTTGTGTCTGTGCCTGGAGGACCTAACTCTACATCTCTATAAAATCCTGACACTTGTTGTTTTCTTAATTCGTTTTCAGAAATTTTTACTCTATGAATAACTGCCTCCGCATCGTCTAATGAGGTAGCCGTATACGGGACAATTAATTCATCTGCAGGTACAAACTTTGATACTGCTCTGCCCATCGGGACATCGTAGTATACTTTTTTAAAAGTTGATCCTGCTAATGGTAAGTGAAATAACATAGAATCGAATTCCGATTCATACTCTTTCATCTGATCCATAATTAGGTAATTCATAAAATCCTTAACACGATTTGCTTGTTGTTCTGTTCCAGGATTTTTAACACCAATAACCTGTGTTCTTACAGGTCCATCTGATGGTAATAATTCTTTATAAGCTTGCGCTTGAAACTGTGTGACTGCTTCAGCAAGAACTGGGTGAGTTGCACCACTAGCTCCTTGAAACGGTTCTGTTCTGTTTTCGTATTTAAATCCTAAAAGATCTAAACCCGTAATGTAAGATTGTTCCCATTCTTTTCTTGAAGTTTTATAATCCATATAATTTTGAGTCATCTCATTACCAATTGGATCTAAAACATCATCTGGTAAAAGTTCTGCTAAATTATCAAAATGTGATTCTGTTCCTGGTACGTTGATTGCACCTGGTTCGTAATCTAAAGTTACACCACCG